ACTAATACTTTATACTCTACGCTCTTTTCTGCTGCTCCAATTAGATACTTTAGTAACTTGCCCTTAGATAAGACTTGAATAGCTCGCAGTGCTTCCTTTATGGAATTTACTTTTAATTTCCAATGTTCTCTTCCTACTTGTTCTGCTATTTCTCCATGTAAAGTAATATTAGTCATAAAGATGATGTCTCATTATGTAGATTACCCATTTTTTGTGTTGGTTAGAAAGCTTTTCAATAAGAGAAGGCTTATTTCCCGGATGATGCAATATCATGTCATTACCAAGATAAACCGCACAATGGATAGGAAAATCAAAATCTTTTGTCCTCATTATAAGAACGTCATTCTTTTTTAAATTAGAAACTTGCCTGAAACCGTTCATTTCAAAATAAACCTTTAGATACTTATTATTTTTTAATGCTTCAGCTTCATTACTGAATCTTTGAGCCATTGCTAATTCATACTGCTCTTTACTTAAATTTTCTTTTAATAATTCTGCTTCTGGTATAAGATGAATATTTAAATCATGACAAAAATAATCCTTAACAAGCCAAAAACAATCAGCAAAACCTAAAAGAAAAGGTCTATCAGTGTATTGAATTTTGTATGAATTAGGGGAGTATACATGAAAAGACCCACTTTGCTTATTATAAACTATACAACTTAATCCAAGTCTTTCAGATACAATAATATCGGCATCTGAAATACTATCAAAATCAATATGAGAATGATAATAAGCAGCATACTTAACTTGCTCATCTATCTTCATCATGAATTCGGTAGCTGAATTTATGAGATTTTCTTTTTTCTGAACTTGTATTCCTTGATCTGTGTAAATCAAAAATCCGCATACTTCATTGTTTGAAGAATTTGCGTGTTCAATGATTTGTCCTTTTATTTCTTCTGTCAGCATAGTTCCTTACTCCTTGCAAAGCAGTAGATCCTTCTTTTCTCTGCGTCTGTTAATTTTTCGATTACTGATTTTTTATTTCTTGGTTGATGTAAGATATAGTTTTGCCCCAAGTAAATGCCAAAATGAGATGGGTAATTATCAAAATATTTAAAAACTATAATATCATGTTTTTTGGCGTCTTCTATTTTTTCAATTTTAAAGAAGTTCTCTTTTTCAAAAAATCTGTCGAAATTTTGTGAATCACAAAACTCTGCTAGTTTATGCTTCACAAACTCTTCGTAATTTTTATCCCAATCTCCTCCTCTTATGTAATGAAAAATTTTAATACCGAACTCTTGATTATAGTAATTTTCTACTATTGATAAGCAATCAGATTTATCAATTACAAAATCTTTATCAATATATTTATTATAATAATTTTCTGGAGAATACTCTTCAAAAGAATCTCTTTTAAGTATGTAAACAATATTTTTGAGGTTTAGTTTGTGGCTTATTTGCTTATCTAGTTCTGAAAAAGAGTTGTCTTGTATACAGTGAGAATGATAAATCCCGATTATTTTACCACGCAATGTAGCTTTTAAATAATCCATTTGGCATACAACAAATTCATTTTCTTTGTCTTGAGCGACATTTCGACAAGCGAAAGCTTCTAAAACATTATTTCTATTTAAAACTAAAAGGCCGCAGCATTCTTCAGGATTTTCCTTTAGTGCATGTTCTTTTATCTTGGCTTTTATCTCATCCGAAACCATTACAACGCTCCTCTATTGTAATTAGATACTCCGTAAAATCCACCAAAAGGTAAAGCATTTTCGCCAAACCTAGCTTTGCAACCTTTTATACTCTTGGAGCATTGATCTGCTATCCAATATTGTCCATTGGGGGGAGGAATATTTATAGGGACGTTTGATTTAGCTATAAAATAAAAATTAATATTTTTCTTTGTAATATAAACTACGTCTCCTTTTTTGTAAGAAGTCGAGAGCGTCCAAAGAGTTGGGTTATTAGAAATAGTAGTCCCAGAAAAAATAGACATTTTAGAGATAATCTGGTCATCTTCTGTAGCGCAAATGGGAGCTTTTTGACCAGTCGAATCGCTTTTATTAGGTATAGGAGTTGTTGTGCCATGAATATCTTCATTTAATTTTGTTTGATATTCATATAAACAGCCTTCGCCTCTATACTGCCAAGGGCAAATATAGCTTAAAACTTTTCTTCTTGGTAGTTTTGCTCTGTCTAAATCTATTGCGCTTGATAGTTCAAACTGAATGCTGTTTCTATTTTCAGAAGATTTTCTATCAAAATAATAAACATCTCTAGGAAATTCACAATTTGGATCTGGATCGAAACCTTCTGGAATAATCAGTTTGTCAGGAGATAGCGCAGATACTCCATCTGCTTGATAAAAGTTTGCTCTATCAAGAAATTTTGCAAATGTTCTAATTCTTGTAAATTTTGCTCCAATTAAATCTCCAAAATCAACTGTCCCTCTAAAAAGATTAAAGACATTAAGCATGTCGTCAGAAAAAGCTAGTTGAACTTTAGGCTTAGGGAAAACTCCTCTTGAAGCTACTTCAAAGCCTTCTGTAGCAAGCGGAGCAGGTAGGTAAGCGTTTCCTTTCCAATAGATAATGTTTCTACCAAGTTTTAAATTGTTATGTAGTCGGATTACACGATAATTAAAAACTCCATCTTCTGCTCCGGGTAAACTTATTTGAAAGTTTTTTACATTGATTACAAATTGAGAATTAGTATCAAAGCCAATTTCTGTTAAGTCTATTTCAAATAAAGAGATTATTGAAGAAGGCTCAAGAGAGAAAAATTCTGCGTTTACTTTTAAAGATGCATTTTTTATTTCTTGTTGTGTAGCCATAACCTTATGCTGGTACTTCTTCGAACGTAGCTTTTATAGAAAAGTTATTAAAGAATGGGTTAGAAGATCCCCACCTTCTACAAACAAATAGTTTAGCGTCTGTACTCGCTATTAAATAAGGAGCAGATGGGTAGTAAATAAATGCTTGTTTTGCTGATCTTGCGCTTAAAAAATGAAGAATTGCAGTACATTCATCTAGTGTTAAACCATCAAAATTAAGTTCAAAATTTAGAAGATTAAAGTTAATTTGATCGCTTACTCTTTTTTCGTAACCATCTCCATACTTAATAACACTAACTTTAGGTTCAAAATTAGCTTGGGTTTGATAAGAAGGTTTCCAAATAAAGAATGGATAGTCTTTTTTTACTACTGGATGCTGAAAGTAGCCGCCCCAATAAGCATCAGAATTAGTTATTACGCTAGAATACACAGGCGCATTGTTCGCTGGAACCGCCGCTTTAGCGTAATAATATCGATTATCTGTATATACGATAATATCATGCTTATTATATACTGAAGAAGCATTCCATGCACTGACATTAAAAATAGAGCTAGACATATCCTTTTACCTTTTACCAAATTATTATTACACTTTTTTGTGTAAATATTAAAATAAGATGGCATTATCTCGACTAAATAAACAGAACTTGGATTTTTACTTGAATCAAACCCAAGTTCATGGCGTTCAGGACATTCAAGCGTCCTATCAAATGCCTGTTCAACATACTAAATACCTTGGTATGAATAGTAGTTTTTATGCCCCAGAAGGTCCAAAAGCGGGTTCTTTGTCTATAACTAGTTTATTGACAACTACTAATGACTTTTTAGCTTGTACAGGTGAAGCTGGAAATTATGGTTTCATAACTAAAAAGACTAATCCAAGTTCTAATATCTTATTTGGTTTTCAAAGTGGTTACTTAGCTTCTTATACATGCGGGGCTCAAATTGGTGAAATTCCTACAGTAAGAGCTAATTTTGAAATATATAATGATGCAGGAGCAATAGCTTCCGCAGGTTCTTTTAATCAATCAAGCGCAGTTTCTTTAGTTAATTCTAATTCTATAGATATTGGAATTGCAGATTTTACTACAAATAGAGTAAATTCTTTTAATCTTAACATTAACGCAAATAGAAACGCTGCTTACTATTTAGGTTCTTCTACTCCGTTTTCAGTAAGAACAATTTATCCTCTTGAAGTTAGTTGCGAGTTTAATCTGGCTCAAGATTCTTATTCTTTACAAAAGCTATCTGACCTGTCTTACAATATTAAAAATATAAGTAATTTTTACATTAGAACTAAAGATTTTAATGGTGCTTCTGTAAATTTTGATTTTGGAAGTTCGTTATGTTATTTTATTGACGTTTCCGAAGACTTCTCCGCTAGTGTAAATTCTCCTGTAGGAATAACGGTAAGGTACAGAGGGTATCTGAAATAAGGTAAAAGGATGAAATATTTTAATGAATGTGAGGTTATTTTTAATTCGCGCTTTGGGTCAGGATTGGTTCTGGCTCAGAATGCTTCTATTTCTATCAACAGAAGTATCAACTCTACTTATGTAATGGGAAGGCAAAACTCTTCTCAGGTAATAAAAACTAAAGCAGACGAAACAAATATAGACTTCACTTATTTTCCAAATATTTCAGATCCTATTTATAAATGTTTTGATTATATAAAAACTGGAGTTTTTGTTAATAGTTTTCCAGAAGCATTTATTCCAGTTCAAGTATCTGTAGGTGGGATTAGTGGTTCATTTTATCCTTCTAGATTTGCTTTATCAATAAACCCTAATTCTAAAATTCAAGCTTCTGTTTCTCTTTCTAACTTTTCTAACCTTTCTGGTTCTTTAACGAGCAAATCAGTAGTTAATAATTTAAATAGTGGATCAGGCATCGCTCATTCGTGGAATGCAAAAATTTCTGGAACAGCGGGGGTTTATAATGTTTTAGACTTCAGTTACGATATGTCTATAAGTTGGAACCCTATTTACTCTATTGGTCAACAAAGACCAAGGCAAATTGATTTATCGGCAGGACAAGAAGCGTTTAACTTTACAGTGCAGAACGCTAATTCTAATTTTTCAAATACAGACCTATCAACGGCAGAAAATGCCAAGATCAATATAACAACTTTTGGCGATCAGTCAATAATGATTTTAAATACCTCTGGAAGCAAAATAGATTCTTCTGATGTATCAATTAATCTTGATGATTTCGTCAA